CGTAAGCGAGCTAAGATTTTCTTAGACGTTGATCTCGGAGAACCTGTTCTTAGTAAAGGTAGTGTAGTCATTGATGAAACTACACCATATGAATTAGTAGAACAACATACCTTTCTAGACTTAGATGATGATGGCTATCGAGAACCCTATATTGTAACCTTTGAACGTTCTAAAGGACAAGTTCTTAGAATTGTTCCCAGGTATGAATTAGAAGATGTGGAACTAGATGATAAAGGAAAAATCGTTCGTATTGAGCCTATTCAGTACTACACTAAGTTTTCCTTTGTACCTAATCCCGATGGTTCTTTTTATGACATTGGTTTTGGTGTTCTTCTAGGCCCTATTAATGAAGCTGTTAATACATTAATTAATCAATTAGTTGACAACGGTACTTTAAACAACCTATCTTCTGGTTTTATTGGAAAAGGTCTTCGCTTAAAACCCGGACAAGAGAAGTTCATTCCAGGTGAGTGGAAACCTGTTAATTCTACTGGAGAGGATCTAAAGAAACAGATTGTACCCTTACCAGCAAATGAACCGAGTAAGGTTCTTTTTGAGCTTCTGGGCTCATTAATTACTTCAGGTAAGGAACTAGCCTCTGTAGCTGAAATCTTCGTAGGTAAGATGCCAGGACAGAACACTCCAGCTACCACCACAATGGCTACGATCGAGCAGGGTATGAAGGTATTTACTGCTGTGTATAAGCGTATTTACCGTGCCTTGGAGAAAGAGTTCAAGAAGGTATATAAACTAAATGGAATCTATCTCAATCCTCAGACATATGTGGACATTCTGGATGCTCCAGTGGGCCCAGACGATTTCCATGACCCAACCTATGATATTTGTCCCGGAGCAGATCCTACAGCAGTATCTCAAACAGAAAAGCTCCTCAAAGCACAAGGACTGATGGAATTACTGCCTACGGGGATGTTAGATCCTGTAGAAGTTATTTCAAGAATTTTACAGGCCCAAGAACAACCTAATTGGGAAAAGTTATTCAGTCAAGAGATTCAACAAACAGGTCAAGTACAACCACAGCCTGATCCTAAGCAACTCGAAATGCAGATGAAGATGCAAATCGAACAGCAAAAGAATCAGATGAAGGTACAGTATGATCAGTTCAAGATGGAGTTAGAAGGTCGTCAAGCAGAACAAAAGATGGCTATGGAAGCTCAGATGCACGATATGCAGATGCAACATCAAGCACAGATGGCACAGCTTCAAAGTGCAGTAGAGATTCACAAACAGAAGATTTTCATGGCTGCTGAAGCTAACAAAGCTAAAGCGGAGACTGTGAAAGCGCAACAGGGTATTGTTCATAATGAGCAAGCCCACCAACAAAAGATGATGCAAGCTAAGGAGCAAAGCAAATTATTATCTCAAAACAAGACGTCACAGACTGGCAAGAAAACCCGGTAACTAAAGAGTTTCTTAATGCTGCAAGGCAGCGTGCTTATACAGTAATGCAATCATTAGCTACTGTAGATTCCTGGGAAAGAACTAAATATCTACAGGGATACATTCAAGCACTTGATGATATTGTGAATAAAGAAATCGACCTAGAGGAGGTTGAAGAATGAAACCAGTAACACCCGGACATAGAGTCCTAGTAAAGCCTATTAAACTAGAAGAAGCAGATAAAGCAGTTGCCTCTGCTAAAGCAGCAGGACTGTTGATTCTAGACAAAACACAACGACAAGAATCTACAATTATTGATGTAGGAACTGTAGTACAAATTGGCCCAACAGCATTCCGAGACTTTGGTGGAGATCCTTGGTGTAAAGTAGGTGATACCATTTCTTATACACGACATGGGGGTAAATTTGTAAAAGATCCCGATAGTGATGAGGAGTGGCTTGTGTTAAACGATGAAGACGTCGTCATGGTTTGGGAGAAATAATGAGCGAAGAGCTACAAAAACAACAACAGACAGAACCTACTGAACAACAATCAACTGAGCAGAAAACTTATACTCCAGTAGAAGAAGAAGCATTAGCTCAAGGCTGGGTTCCTAAGGATGAGTTTGAAGGTGATGCTAATAAATGGGTAGACGCGGGAGAGTTTATTCGACGCGGTGAACTGTTTAAAAAGATTGAGCATCAAAATAAGGAGATCAAGGAAGTTCGGCGAGCTTTGGCCGCTTTCAAAGATCACTACACACAAGTATCTGAAGCTTCATATAAAAAGGCCCTTGCTGATTTAAAGCGTGAATACAAGCAGGCTAATCGTGAAGGGGACTTTGAAAAAGCAGACCAACTCGAAGAAGAGATTGAGTCTGTAGAACAAGAAGCTAAAACTGCTTTACAGCAGGTTAAGCAAGTAGCTCAAGAAACTCAGATACATCCTGAATTTGCTTCATGGGTAGAAAAGAATGATTGGTATGCTACCCAACCTCACATGAAGACCTTTGCTGACTTTAAGGGATTAGAGTTTGCTAAACTAGGTCTAGCACCCTCTGAAGTACTAAAGAAGGTAGAAGCTGAGGTACGTAAAGAATTCCCGAATAAGTTTCATAATCCTAATCGAGATCGTCCTGGGGCAGTAGAGAGCCCTGGCAGTACCCGTACTACTTCACGTGCGTCTAAAGAGGATTATGCACTTACTCCACAAGAAGAGACTGTGATGAAAACTCTTCTTTCGGAAAGAGATAAGAACGGAAAGCCGTTAATTACCAAAGAGCAGTATATTGCTGATCTTAAGGCAATCAAAGCAAGGAAATAAACATGGCAAAAGAGCTAACATCAAAAGCGCCTGTAGTCAGGCCACGTAGGACACCCCTAGCAGTTCGTAGTAAGCTAACTGTTAAAGATGTGGATCCTAATTACCATTATCGTATCGTTAATGTCGTCGAAGATCGTGTTGAGTTACTTCAAGAACAAGGCTACGAAATTGTTCCTGATGCTAAGGTAGGAGATAACCGTGTAGATAAGCCGTCTACTCTAGGATCTGCTACTGAGGTATCTGTAGGACAAGGTATGAAAGCTGTTGTTATGCGTATTCCTAAGGAATGGTATAAAGAAGATCAAACTATTAAACAGCAACAAATCGACGCATTAGAATCTAGTATGAATGCTGATGCTGCCCGAGGTAAATAACGAAAATTTCCCGGCACATGAGCATCAAATAAAAAATTGAAAGGATAGCTCATGGCTAACACTTCTCGCGTTTGCGGCTTTAAAGTCGTAAAACATCTAAATGGTTCCCCTTACAATGGCGCTACACGACTCTATTACGTAGCATCTGCCGCTGATGAAATTCTAGTAGGGGATGTTGTTAAACTAGGTGGCTCTGCTGATGCTAACGGTATTGCTACCGCTGATCTAGCTTCTGCTGGTGATGTACCTATTGGTATTGTTGTTGCAGTAATGCACTCTAAGTTTGATCCTGTTGGTAAGATGAACTCTGGTTCTACTGCACTAGATCTACCTGCCGCAGCTCAAATTGCAGCTTCTGGTGCTGGATATATTCTTGTAGCAGATTCTCCTGATGTTGTTATGGAAGTAGAAACTTCTAATGGCACTCTTGCTGCTACTGATGTGGGTCAAAATATGAGTCATGCTAATGCTGCTCGTACATCATCTACTCTTGTATCACCAGCCACCATTGACGTAGGTACTAAGAATACTACATCAACTCTAAACTTCCAGCTTCTAGGTTTCGTACAACGTGTTGGTAATGAAATTGGCGCATCTGCTAAAGTGCTGGTTAGGTTTAACGTCCATCAGTATCAATCTGTTGGCACGACTGGCATCTAATTAAGGGAGAAAATATATGAGCGTTATTTCTACTACCAGCTTTGCAAAAGCTCTATGGCCTGGTGTTAATCGTTGGTATGGTGATACCTACACTGAGTTTCCTGTTGAATGGACTAAACTCTTTGAGAGCAACACTTCTAAGCGTAACTTTGAAGAGATCGTGGGTCTTTCTGGTCTAGGTCTCCTATCTACTAAGGCAGAGGGTGCTGGTATTACATACGATACTAGCCGTCAGGGTTTCACGACTCGTTTCCAGCACGTTACCTATGCGTCTGGTTTCGTAGTTACTCGTGAAGCTTTTGAAGATGATCTTTATAATGTCGTTGGTAAGCAAAAGGCTCAAAGCCTCGCGTTTGCTGTACGTCAGACTAAAGAGATTCTAGGTGCTAACGTCTACAACCGTGCTTTCAATACCTCATACACTGGGGGTGATGGTGCTACTTTAGTGGCATCAGCCGGTGGCGGTGGTTCATCTAGCCATTCTAACGTGGCCGGTGGTACCCAAACCAATGGTCCGTCTGTAGCAGTTGACCTTAGTGAAGCTGCTCTAGAACAGGCAATTATTGATATTGCTGCCTTCACCGATGATCGTGGTCTAAAGATCGCGGTACGTCCTCAAACACTGATTATTCCAGTTAACCTAATGTTCGAGGCAACTCGTATTCTTAAGGGTGATTGGCAGGTTAACAGTGCTGAGCGTAACGTGAATGCTCTTAAGACTATGGGCATGGTTCCTGAGATTGTAGTTAATCATTATCTCACGGATACCGATGCTTGGTTCCTTCGTACTGATGCACGTGATGGTATGCTTTACTTTAGTCGTCGTGATGATGAATTCAGTACCGATGATGACTTCGATACTGAAAACGCTAAGTTCAAGGCCACCTTCCGTTGTAGTTTTGGTTGGGGTGACTGGCGTGGTATCTACGGTTCACCTGGAGTTTAATAGTTAATTCTGTTGGGGTAGTTGTCATAGCTACCCCACTTTTCCTTTATACAGGAGACAATTATGGCAATGACAAATTATGCACATGGTTTTAAAGAGGGTGTTCTAATTCGTGGAATCCCTATCACTGTTACTCATCCAGGTAAGGTCTTTTGGGTATCCAATAGTACTGTACAACTAGACAATCAGCGAAGTGGTTCTAATGGTAATGATGGTACCTTTAATGCTCCATTCAGTACCCTAGCTTATGCTATTAGTCAGTGTGTTGCTGATCGTGGTGACATCATCTTCATTAAACCTGGACATGCTGAAACCATTTCTTCAGCAACGGCTCTAGCACTTAACGTTGCAGGAGTAGCTATTGTTGGTCTTGGTTTAGGTACTAAGCGTCCTACCTTTACTCTAGATACTGCTACAACGGCCACTATTGGTGTTAGTGCAGCGAACGTTTCACTTAAGAATGTTGTTATCTCTGCTAACTTCGCAGATATTGTTTCTGCCTTTACTCTAACTACTGCTAAATACTTCACTCTAGAAGATGTAGATATTGTAGAGACTGCTGTTAACATGAATTTCCTTCATGTGATTGATACGAATACTACAGACAATGCTGCTGATGGTCTTCGTGTTTCCAACTGCTTCTGGCATGAGCCTGATGCAGCTACTCTTGCTTTTGCTCTAGTAGATGGTTCACAAAAGAACTGGGAAATTGTAGATAATGTTATGGTAACAGGTAATGCTACAGCTAACACTGCTGCTCTGTTTACAATTGCTACTGGTAAAGACTTAACAGGAGTTCGAGTTCTTCGCAATCAGATTCAAGTAACAGGCAATGCCGCTTCTACTGCTGG